CGAGCGAAGTGCTCGGCGGCGAGAACCTGAGCATCTCGTGGGCGGCCTCCACCGACCCCGACGGCAACCTCTCCGGCTACGTTCTGGAGCGCAAGGTCGGGAGCGGCACATGGACGCAGATCTACAAGGGATCCTCGCGCAGCTACACCGACGCCATCACCTACGGATGGACGAGCGTGCAGTACCGCGTCAAGGCATACGACGCCGCCGGCGCGGAGAGTGCGTACACCACCAGCGCCACCCGCACCGTCACCAATAACCGGCCGCCCGTCATCAGCGGCACGGACGGCGCCCTCGGCAGCTTCAGCGCGGCGGCCCCGTCCTACGAGTACACCGTCACCGACGCCGACGGCCATCAGGTCGACGTCGTGGAGACGCTGGACGGCGTGACGCTGCGCAGCTACACCGTGACCCTCGGCCAGACCAACACGCTGACGATCGGCTCCGAGGCGTGGCTGAAGGTCGTGAACGGCAGCCACACCCTGAAGATCGTGGCGACCGACGCCAAGGACGCCAGCGTCACCCGCACGCTGACCTTCACCAAGGCCGTCACGTCCGTCGAGTTCGAGCAGACCCTCGCTATGGAGGCCGACGCCATGCCGACCAAGGCCCTCGTCAACATTCAGGGCAATTTCCCGGCCGGCTGCACGCTTCAGGTCTGGATCTGCAACAACGGCAACGACGCGAGCCCGACGTGGGAGGACATCACGCAGAAGGCCCGCACCGGCCAGAAGCACTACTTCACAAACAAGACCAAGACGGCCGCAGCGTGGGGCGTCAAAGTCAAGGCCAAGCTGCTCCGCGGCTCTGCTACGGAGACCTGCTACATCCAGTCGATCGGAGGTAACTTTGCATGATTAAGCACAGACCTGACAGCATCAAAGAGCTGAACGACAAACAGGCCGCAGAGGCCGAGAAGGACAAGACCATCGCCGAACAGGCTGACACCATCGAGCTGCTGAAGGGCTGCATCATGGAGCTGGCCGACGTGGTCTATGGCGACGGAGAGGAGGACACCACAGCATGAGCAAGATCGTCGAGCTGTACGTCAAGGAGCTGACCCGCGAAGGCTCCACCATGACCATCAACGACGTCCCGAAGAAACTGCGCAAGCAGGTCGAGGACGCCATCGCTGCCCTCGAGGCAGCCGCAAACGCCGGCACCGCGAAGGAAGGGGCGACCGAATGATCGCCCGGGCCCTCGCGTGGCTATTATTAAAAATTGCAGGAAAGGAGGAGCGTGAAATGCTGGTACGTCTGTATGCAGGCGAGATCATCATGGGCCACATCACCGAGGACGACGTCCCCGCGAAGCTGAAGGCCCGCGTGCACAAGTATCTCGTCGACATGGGCTACTTCGACGACGTCGAGGAGTAAGCCCAACAACAAGGAGGGCCGCGCCTGCGGCCCTCCGGCTTTTATGAGGTGACACAATGATCGAAATCAACATCGGCGCGCTCGTCGTCCTGCTGGGGATCCCGACGGCCGTGACCGGCTTCTGCTTCTGGATGCTCGAGCACAGGATCCAGAAGCGCGAGAAGCAAAAGGAGGCCGAGGAGGCCAAACATCAACAAGAGGCAGCGGCCCGAGAGCGTGCCCGTGAAGATCTCCAGATCATCACCATTCAGGGCACGTCGGCAGCCATCGCGCTCGGCGAGGCGACGGCCCGGGCCATGCAGCGCATCCCTGACGCGCATTGCAACGGGGATATGCACGCGGCCCTCGACTACGCTGCCAAAATCAAACACGCGCAGAAGGACTTCCTCACCAGTCAGGGGATCCACGCGATCATCGACTAAGGAGGTGAGCAGCATGGCCGCAAAGAAGCGCCGGCGCAAGCGGAAAAAGAAGATCGAGGCGAGCAAGAAGCTCGCATACTGGGCGGCCATCGTGGCAAGCCTCAGCGCAGCCACGTCCTACCTGCTCTCAGCCTTCGGGCGCGACCCGGTCAGCGAAGTGACCGGCACGATCTTCACCGCCTGCGTCGGCTATCTAATCACATACGCCGGCAAGAGCCTCGGCGAGAAAATCAGCCGAAACCGCCACAGGCTCGACGCCGACGGCAAACCGCTCCCGGATCCGTCCGGGGACACTCTCAACAATGAGGAGGCAAAAGGATGAACACCATCGACATCACCCCTATCGTCAACGCAGCCATCGCCCTGATCGGCGCCGGCGTGAGCGTTTTCCTGATCCCGTGGCTCAAGAGCCAGACCACCGAGGCACAGCGCAAGGAGCTGACCGCGTGGGTAAAGATCGGCGTCGCTGCCGCTGAGCAGCTCTACAAGGGCGCCGGCCGCGGCGAGGAGAAGAAGCAGTACGTCATCGACTTCCTGAAGCAGAAGGGCTTCAAGGTCGACGAGGAGAGCGTCATCAACGCGATCGAGGCAGCAGTCAAGCAGCTCAACACCGAGGGCCTGACTATCGAATGACGGAGAGGGGCGGGCTCCGGCCCGCCCTTTTTCTTTTTGCAAAGGAGGCAAACCCATGAAAAACCAGAACACCGACGACATCAAGCTGAAGCCCGGCGAGACCGTCACCGACGAGACCCTCGACGAGCTGACCGGCGGGAAAGGAGACGACAATGAGTAACAGCTCTCTGGTGGTCTACACCAAGCTCAGCCCGAACCACTCGGGCAAGCGCACCAAGAAGATCGACACCATCACGATCCACTGTATGGCCGGCAACTGCTCCGTCGAGACCTGCGGCAACCTGTTCGCCAACTCTGCGCGGCAGGCATCCAGCAACTACGGCATCGGCACCGACGGCCGGATCGCTCTGTACGTCGACGAGGCAAACCGCTCGTGGTGCACCTCGTCCAACGCCAACGACCAGCGGGCCGTCACCATCGAAGTCGCCAACAACGGCGGCGCGCCTGACTGGCCTGTCTCTGCGAAGGCATACGCCGCGCTGCTGGATCTCGTGACCGACATCTGCAAGCGCAACGGCATCAAGCGCCTCGTCTGGTCAACCAGCAAAAACGACCGCGTGAACCACCTGAACGGCTGCAACATGACCGTGCACAGGGACTACGCGAATAAGAGCTGCCCGGGCGACTACCTCTACAACCGCCACGGCCAAATCGCGGCCGAGGTCAACAAGCGCCTCGGCGTCACGGATGCAGGAGGCAGCACCGGCGACCAGACCTCCGGCAACACCGAGACCGGCCTGAAGGTCGGCGACATGGTCGACTTCAAGGGCACGCAGCACTACACCAGCGCGGCGGCCAAGGACGCCAAGACCTGCAAGCCCGGCAAGGCCACCATCACGGCCATCGCGGCCGGCAAGGCGCACCCGTACCACCTGAAGGCGGTCAGCGGCGGCGGCTCCACCGTCTACGGCTGGGTAAACGCTGCGGACATCTCGACCGGCAGCGCCGGCACGACCACGAGCTACCGCGTGCGGACGACGGCCGACGTGCTGAACATCCGCAAGGGCCCCGGCACCAACTACGGCGTCGCCAGCCAGATCAAGGGCAAGGGCATCTACACCATCGTCGCCGAAGCCGAAGGGCCCGGCGCGACCAAGTGGGGCAAGCTCAAGAGCGGCGCGGGCTGGATCTCTCTGGACTACGTCACGAAGCTCTAAAACCGCATAGAAAAGCAGAAGCCCGCCCGGAGATCCCGGGCGGGCTTTTTTCTGTTATGTGGGGCTTTACTCCTCGACGTCAGGATCCGGCGCTTCACCGGCAGCGGCAAGCTCGGCCTCTGTGGGCTGGAACCGCAGCACGCGGCCCTCGGAGTCGTAGAAACCGCCGAGCGCGATGGTGAAAATATCGACCAGCCAGCCGATCCCGCAGGCCCCGGCCGTCAGCAGCCAGATGACGCCTGTGCCGGTTTTCCCGACATAGAACCGATGGACACCGAAGAAGCCGAGGAATATGCACAGCAGCAGCGCCACCGTCTTGCTTTTCGGAGACGTCGGCCGCTGCGCTGCGGGGATGCTGACCGTGCCCTGCTGCGCGCCCGACTTCCCGCCGGAGCTCGTCGTATATGACAGGCCCGTCCCGGGGATCCCGACGGTCGTGTGGCTTTTCCCCGTCGTGCTGACCGTGTGCTTCAGACCCTTCGGGCCGAAGCTGATGCTCGCGCTCTTTTTGTTCAGGTTTACCCGGACACCCGGGGCCACCTTAAAGCTGCGTCTAAACCTTGTACCCATGCTTTTCCCTCCTATGTGCGCTTTTTAGCGTTTAGTCATCTTTGGCATAATATTACCATGCCAAAACTGGTAAAGTCAATATTGCATAGTCATCTTTAGCATAAAGGGAGGCGAGGGCTGCGAAAATATACAAACCAGACGGCAGGTGCAACATCTCCGGGGAGAGAGTCAGAGAGGAGCGGCTGCGGGCAAACCTGTCACAGGAACAGCTCGCCTATAAGCTCCAGATCATCGGGCTGGACGTCACGCAGAAGGTCATCAGCAGGATCGAGAACGGCAGCCGAGTCGTCGCTGACTACGAGCTGGACTATCTGGCGACCGCTCTCGGAACCACCATCAACCACCTGCTCGGGAAAGAATGAGAAAACCGCACGGCAGCGACGCCGTGCGGCTTTTTTTCGTGGAAAATCGCGGGAAAATGTTGAAAATCTGCCGAATTATGCTTGACATTATAGAGCAAATGCTCTATAATATAATCACAGGCAAGGGATAGCCGAGTACAGAAAGAAAGGAGAACAAAACCGCGGAAAGGAGGCAAAGCCGTGGATGCTGAGCAGATGAAAAAACTGCTCGAGCTGCTGGAACAGGCTCTAAAGTGTGAACAGGTTGCCACCATTACGATCACAATAAAGCCGAACCAAAAGCCCAAGCAGTAAGGTCGAAGGACGGCGGGAAAAATCCCGCCCGCCGTTCCTTTTCATTATAACCACGAAACCACGGCAAAGTCAAGCGGGAGGAACAACATGGACATCTCGATCAAAGTGACCTACAAAAGCGAAGGGCTGCAAAAGCTCCGCAAGGCTGCCGGCCTGTCTCAGTCTCAGCTCGCCGATCTGGCCGGGATCAAGGTGCAGGTGCTCCAGCAGTACGAGCGCGGCGCCCGGGACATCAACGGCGCAAAGCTGCCGACGCTGCTGAAGATCTGCAACGCGCTGGAGTGCAGGCTGGCCGACATCATCACAGACGAGGAGACGCTCGAGCTCCTGAAAAAGTACGAGGAACACTGACACACAGAAGGGGCGGCCGGCGGGCCGCCCCTTTTCTTTTATCACGGAGGGGAACACAATGGGACAGCACTGGAGCCATCTGACGCCGACCAAGCGCATCCAGCTCGACGCCTTCATCCGCGCAGGAATGAAGCCGACGGACATCGCCAAGGAGCTCGGCGTCCATCATACGACCATCTACCGGGAGCTGAAACGGTGCACCTATGAGCACCTCAACAGCGACTACACCACCGAGACCAGATACAACCCCGAAGGCGCACAGGCCCGCTATGAGGCCAACCTCCGCGCCAAGGGCCCGGAGCTGAAGATCGGCAACGACTACGAGCTGGCCGACTATCTGATCGCAAAGATCCGCGACGAGAAGTACAGCCCGGAGGCTGCGATCGGTGAGGCCGAGGTCAAGGGCTGGCCCTTCAAGACCCACATCTGCGCGAGTACCGCCTACAACTACATCCGCGGCGAGATCTTCGGCGACGAGCTGACCGTCTCCATGCTACCGCAGCACGGCAAGCGCCACCAGCCGGAGCGCCCGGCCGGATCCATGCCCCGCAAGCCCGCGGGCCGGAGTATCGAAGATCGCCCCGAGCACATCAATGACCGCAGCACCTTCGGTCACTGGGAGATGGACAGCGTCGAGAGCTGCCAAGGCGTCAGCAACACCTACATCGTGATGACTGAACGCAAGACCCGCCGCGAGATCATCATCCCCTCGCCGGATAAGACGAGCGCCAGCGTCGTCGCTGCCCTCGACACCCTCGAGAAGAAAGTCGGCTCCAAAGTGTTCCCACTGATCTTCCAGTCGATCACCTGCGACAATGGCTGCGAGTTTGCAGACGCCGCCGGGATCGAGCGCAGCATCACCGGCCGGGGATCCCGCACTGAGGTCTACTACTGCCACCCGTACCGCCCGAGCGAGCGCGGATCCAACGAGAACCAGAACGGCCTCATACGTCGGCACCTGCCGAAGGGCACCGACCTGAGCACAATCTCCTACGAGGAAACCAAGCGGATCGAGGACTGGCTGAACAACTACCCCCGCAAAATGTTCGGTTATCTGTGTTCCGAGCAGCTTTTCCGGGAAGAAATCGCCCTCATTCTGGCCTCATAAAAAATATTTTTGCTTTTTTGTGCATTTACTCTTGACAAATGGCATTTTCTCTGAAAATTTCTTACAGCGCCTTGCGGATGATGTCGTACAGCACCGGTTTCATGCTGTCGATGTTGTCCGGCTTGCCCTCCAGAATGCTGGAGTAGCACACCGACATACACATGCTGCCCAGCGCCGTGATGCGCTGATAGACCTCCCGCTCGGTGCGGCCGGCCATTTCCGGGCTGGTCAGCACCACGTTGAGCAGCTTGCGCATCAGCGGCTCGGCGTCGCGGCTGGCCTCGATCTGGTCCAGCCCCGGCCACACGAAGTTGCGCTCCAGGAATTTGAGCACCACCGTGTCCCGCCGCAGCGCTTCGATAATATGGTCGATCACGGCCACCATCTTGTCCGGGAACGTCTCAAGGCCGGTCTGCCGCTCCACAGCCTCGCACGCATTGTTCAGCAGCTGGTAGCTCACCCGCCCCAGCAGGGCCTGCATCACCGCACCTTTGTCCTGAAAATACAGGTAAAAAGTGCCTTTGGCCACCTTGGCCCGGGAGGTGATGTCCTCCACGCTGGTCTTGGCGGTGCCGCGCTCCAGAAACAGCTCGTAGGCTGCATCCAGCAGGGCCCGGCGCTTTTCCTGTTTTTTGCCTTCCACGGTACTCATGCTCTGGGTCGATTCCTCTTTTCTCTCTTTTTCTCACGTTCATACGTTGCCCTTGTTGGTTGTCTCAATCATTTTAGCAGTCCTGCCGCAATTGTGCAAGAGCGTTTTCTTATACAATCGCCGGCCCGTGATAAAAAAACTGACTTTTGGTCATTTTTGTGCTTGACACCCGGTTTGTCCTGGTTATAATAGTGTTTGCTTGGAAATGACCGCTGGTCATTTTACTAAGATTCTTATCCATTTCTGACTCTGGAGGGTACTCATGAAAAAGATCGCACAGGGCATTGTGCGCTTCCGGAAGCTGATCCTGACAGTAGCGTTCCTGCTGTTGATTCCTTCCGCGATCGGCGCAGTTGCCACCCGCATCAACTATGACATCCTCACCTACCTGCCGCAGGATCTGGACTCCATGATCGGCGAGGTAGCCCTCGAGGATGACTTCCATCTGGCGTCCACCGGCATGATCACGGTGGAAGGCCTGCCGACCAACGAACTCATTGCCATGAAGAAGGACATCGAGGCCGTGCCCGGTGTCATGCAGACTTTCTGGCTCAGCGATGTGATCGATCCCAGCATCCCCACCGAGATGCTGCCCGCCGACGTGCAGCAGTTCATGTTCGGCAAGAACGATTCCACCATGCTCATCGTCCGCTTCGACGCACCCAGCGCCAGCGACGAGACGATGAACGCCGTCAGCCAGATCGAAACGCTGCTGCGCAAGGACTGCTTCTTTGGCGGCATGAGCGTCATCCTGCAGGACACCAAAGCACTGGTCAACCAGGAAATGCCGCTCTACATCCTGATCGCCGTGGGTGCCAGCCTGCTGGTGCTGTTCCTCTCGCTGGAAAGCACCATCACCCCGCTGCTGTTCATGCTGGGGCTGCTGTTCCCCATCGCCTACAACTTCGGCACCAACATCTTCCTGGGCCAGATCAGCTACATCACCGAAGCACTGGCCACCGTGCTGCAGCTGGGCGTTACGATGGACTTCTCCATCTTCCTGCTGCACCGCTATCAGGAGGAAAAGGAGCTGCGCTCTAACAATGAAGAAGCCATGGTCAGTGCCATCTGCAAGACCATGACCTCCATTTCCGCTTCCAGCCTGACCACCATCGCCGGCTTCCTGGCACTGTGCGCCATGCGCCTGACCCTGGGCCGCGACATCGGCATCGTCATGGCCAAGGGCGTGGCGCTGGGCGTCATCTGCACGGTGGTGGTCCTGCCGGCTCTGATCCTTTCCTTTGACCGGCTGGTGGAAAAGTACAAGCACCGCACCATCATCCCCAAGCTCACCAAGCTCAGCTACTTTGTATCGTCCCACGCTGCTCCTATCGTAGCAATCTTTATCCTGGTCCTGGTCCCCTTTATCGTGGCCCAGAGCAAGACCGAAGTGTACTACACCCTGTTCGACTCCCTGCCCCAGGACCTGGTGGGCATCGTGGGCACCAACAAGCTGGGGGAGGACTTCGGCATGACCACCAGCCACTTTATTCTCGTGCACGATGACCTGACCGCCACCCAGGTCAGCGACCTGTGCGACGAGATCAACGACGTGGACGGCATCACCCAGGTGGTGAGCCTGGATTCCATCACCGGCCCCGGCTTCGACACCTCGCTGATCCCGGACGGCGTCATGGAGATCTTGCAGTCGGGCGGCTACAAGCTGATCCTGGCCAACAGTTCCTACAAGACCGGCACCGATGCCATCAACAACCAGCTGGACCAGATGAACGACCTCATCAAGGCTGCAGACCCGGAGGGCGTTATCACCGGTGAGGGTGCCATGACCAAGGACCTGATCGAGGTCGCGGATGTGGACTTCAAGAACGTCAACGTCTGGTCCATCCTGGCGGTTCTGGCCATCATCGCCATCTCCTTCAAGAGCATTTCCATCCCCGTGCTGCTGGTTGCCAGCATCGAGGCCGCCATTGCCATCAACATGGGCATCCCGTACTTTACCGGCACCGAGCTGCCGTTCATTGCCAGCATCGTCATCGGCACCATCCAGCTGGGCGCTACCGTGGACTACTCCATCCTGATGACCACCCGTTACCACGAGGAGCGCGTCTTTGGCCGCACCCCGAAGGAAGCCGCCCAGCAGTCGCTGGAACATTGCAGCCAGTCCATCCTGACCAGCGGCCTGACCTTCTTTGCCGCTACCG